CGAAGATGTGCCAGAGAAATTCTGGGACCAAGAAGCGGGCCAGCTGCGCGTGGATGCGCTACTGAAATCCTACCGCGAATTGGAACGCCGCCTGTCGCAGCGCATGGCGCCGCCCAGCGCTGATGCGCCGGAAGAAGAAGTGCAGCGCTTTCGTCGCAGCCTTGGCATTCCCGATAGCCCCGACGAATACCAAATCACACCCAAGCATGATCTTTGCTGCGCTGATGATGAAGTGAATAAGCGCCTGCATGAAGCGGGCTTCACGCCGGCCCAAGCACAGCTTGTCTATGATCTGGCAGCCGAACGCCTTTTGCCGATGATTGGCGAAGCGGCGGCACAATTCGAAGCCGACCGCCAGGTGGAAAAACTGCGTGAGCATTTCGGCGGTGAAGAACGCTTCCGCCGCATTGCGCAGCAGCTTTCCGCCTGGGGCCGCGCCAATTTGCCGGATGCGGTGTTTGAAGCGCTCTCCACTACCTCAGAAGGGGTGATGGCGCTGTACCGCATGATGGAAAAGGGCGAACCCGCCGTCACGCGCAAGGCTGATGCTGCGCCGGCTGCTGATGAGGCTGCGCTCCGTGAGATGATGCGCGACCCGCGTTACTGGCGCACGCGTGAACCGGAATTCGTGAAGCGCGTCACTGATGGTTTCCGACGCATGGTGGGTGGCTGATCCAGTATCCGGCGGGGCTTGAGCAATGAATAGCTCGCCCTGACCGAAGGGGGCGGGTCCGGAAAAACTTAGCCATGCTCGAGTGTCGCGACTAAAGCTCGTGCGAGTAGACGATGAAGCCCGCATGATGAGCGACTTTGTCGTAGAGTGCTCGGCCGGAGGCGTTGGTTGCCTGAGTTTGCCAATACACGCGACTACTTCCGGCCTCACGCGCTGCTGCATATACAGCCTCGATGAGTTTTGGAGCGATGCGAAGACCCCGATGACTTGGGCGCGTGAACAGGTCTTGCAGATAGCAGACCTCGTTTAGCCGTGTTGTGCTGCGATGGAACAAGTAGTGTACCAGGCCGACAACGAGGGTGCCCTCTACAGCAACTAACGCATGTACCGGTTCAGTCTGATTGTGGAACCTATCCCATGTGGCTTGCGTAATTGCCTCGGGCAAGGCTGTGTTTCCTGCTCTGCCGTAAAAGGCGTTGTAGCCGTCCCAGAGTTGTCGCCACTGCGGGTAGTCATCGCTCGTGACGGGTCGGATGATTATGGCTGAGGGCATGCGACGCAACTTTCATGCGAGGTTGAAGGTTCCAGTTAACCCGCTCGGAGCGGATGCCTAGCTCACGAACCCGCCGATGATGACCTAACGCGGTTGGCCCGGCAAGGCGACTGACCCTGAAGAGTTGCGAGTTTAGAAAGTAGTTAACCATAAAATTTTTTTCGAGCCAATTGGAACCATCTGAAGGCTCAGAAAATGCGCTCCAACAAACCTTAAGAACGTGTGCCGTACACAAAAGTGAACGGCACACGCTCTCAACGGCTTCCGGCGGGGCTTGAGTAACAGGAGGCTCGCCCCGACCGAAGGGGGCGGGTGCGCGCCACCCCTGAACGCGCACCCGCCCCACCCCATTACCGCCACACAACCCTGAAGGGCGTGGCGTGCCTTCGCCTGACACCGGCCCAATGCGTCAACCGGTGCGGCGATATTCCCCATAACCCTCAATGAAAGACAGGTAACCGCATGTCCGGAACCATTGAAGCCGCTTTCGTCAAGCAATTCGAAGCCGAAGTCGCCGAAGCCTATCAGCGCCAGGGCAGCAAGCTGCGCCCCACGGTGCGCAGCAAGACTGATGTGAAGGGCGCTTCCACCATCTTCCCGCGCGTCGGCAAAGGCACCGCCGCGGCCAAGGCGCGCAACGGCGCCGTGCCGGTGATGAACCTTACCTACAGCAATGCCGAATGCTTCCTGCAGGATTATTACGCTGGCGAATGGATTGATAAGCTGGATGAAATCAAGACGAATGTTGATGAACGCAGCGTCATTGCCAATGCTGGCGCCTATGCGCTTGGCCGCAAGACCGATGAACTGATTGTCGCCGCCCTTGATGCCGCGACGCAGGAAGCGGTTGGCGCTGGTATTGGCCAGGCTGATACGGATGGCCTGACCAAGCAGAAAATCCTGATGGCGTTTGAAATGCTGGGCGCCGCCGATGTGCCGGATGATGGCCAGCGCTTCGCCGTGGTTGGCTGGAAACAATGGTCTGAACTGCTGCAAATCCAGGAATTCGCCAGCACCGAATATGTCGGCGATGATACTTTGCCCTGGAAGGGTACGCAGGCGAAGCGCTGGCTTGGTGCGCTTTGGATGCCGCATTCCGGCCTGACCAAATCCGGCACGCTGCGCTATTGCTACTTCTATCACAAGACCGCCATTGGTCATGCGGTTGCCAGCGAAGTGATGACTGACATTACCTGGCATGGCGACCGCGCCGCGCATTTCGTGAACAACATGATGTCCCAGGGCGCGGTCATGATTGACCCGACGGGCGTCGTTAGGATGCGCGCGAAGGAATAAGCGCAGCATCTGGCGCGGGCGGGTCCCTGCCCGCGCCCCCTTCTTCCCCCAAACATCGGAGAGCACCCCATGGCGCTGACCGCTATCACGCTATGCGCAAGCGCATTGATCAAGATTGGCGCGCAACCCATCGCCTCGTTCGAGGATGGCACCGCCGAAGGGGAAGTCGCGAAAAGCCTCTATCCTGGCGTGCGTGATGCCTTACTCGCATCCCACCCCTGGTCCTTTGCCACCACCCAAGCGGCCCTGCCGCGTCTCGCGCAAAGCCCCAGTGCGGAATTCCGCTACGCTTTCCAATTACCCCCCGACTTTCTGCGCGCCATTTCCGCCGGCACCGCGGGGCGCGCGACTGGATTGCTGTATCGTATTCAGGGCAGCAAGCTGCTGACCGATGTCGAAACCGTAGCGCTGACGCATATCTTCCGCCCGGATGAGACCAGCTTTCCGCCCTTCTTCGCCTCGGCCCTTATGGCGCGCCTGGCTGCGGAATTTTGCTTGCCGCTTACGGAAAACACGTCTCGCGCTGAACTGCTCGCGCGGCTTGCGGAGGCAGAACTGCGCAGTGCGCGGCGCGCCGATAGCCAACAGGCCAGCGCCACCGCGCTTGGTTCATTCCCGCTGATTTCGGTCAGGGGCTGATCCATGCCCGCCATCAAACGCACCAAAACCAGCTTCACCGCTGGTGAATTGGCCCCTGAACTACTTGGCCGCGCTGATCTGCGTGCTTATGAAAATGGCGCGCGGCGTCTGCGAAACGTGGTGATCCAGCCAACAGGCGGAGTCTCCCGCCGCCCTGGACTTCGGCATGTCGCGATGCTGCCTGGCGTGGCGCGGCTGCTGCCCTTCGAATTCAATACTGAGCAAACCTATCTGATGGTGCTCACCGCCGGGAAGCTTGCCGTCTACGCCGCCGATCTGAAAATTGCGGAGCTGGTTGCGCCCTGGACCGAAACCATGCTGCCGCAAATTGGCTTCACGCAAAATGCCGATACGCTATTGCTGACACACCCCGATATGCGCCCGCAAAAAGTGCAGCGCAGCAATGCCGGTTGGTCCATCACGCCCTGGTCTTTCACGCAGGATGCCTATTTCCGCTTCGCCGCACCCGAAGTGACGCTTACTCCAAGTGCGTTGAATGGCACCATCACCATCAGTGCCAGCGCGTCAGTTTTTGCAGTGGAACATATCGGCGTACGGCTGCGTATCGGCGGTAAACGCGTGCTGGTCGCGGCGGTGAATTCACCAAGCACCATAGTCGCCAGCGTCGAACAGACACTTCTCAGCACCACCGCCACCAAGGATTGGGAAGAAGCCGCCTTCAGCACGGCGCGCGGCTGGCCCATCACCTGCTGCTTTCATCAGGATAGGCTGGTGATTGGCGGCTCGCGCGATTTGCCCAACAGGCTTTGGCTATCGCGCACCGGTGATCTGTTCAACTTCGATCCTGGCACTGGCCTTGATGATGAAGCGATTGCCTTCAGCCTGCTCTCTGATCAGGTGAATGCCATTCGTGGTGTGTTTTCTGGGCAGCATTTGCAGCTTTTCACTTCTGGCGCCGAATGGATGGTGACAGGTGATCCGCTGACGCCAGCCAATATCCAGATCAATCGGCAAACCCGCGTGGGGTCCCCGGTGGATCGGCTGGTGCCGCCGGTGGATGTGGATGGATCAACCATTTTCGTCTCACGCGGTGGGCAGGGCGTTTATGAATTCGCCTATACCCAGGTGCAGCAAGCCTATCAGGCAAATGACCTTGCCATATTGGGCCGGCACTTGATCAAGGCTCCGCGCGCCATGGCCTATGATCAGCGCGCGCGGCTTTTGCACTTGGTAATGGAAGATGGCGCACTCGCCACGCTCACGCTTTATCGTGCCGAACAGGTCACGGCCTGGACGCGGCAGGAAACCAGCGGCGCCTTCCGCGCCATTGCCGAAGTGGAAGGTACGCTATGGTGCGTGATTGAACGCTCAGCCGGCATTTCGCTCGAACGCTTTGAAGATGGGCTGATGCAGGATGCCGGGCTAACCGGCACCTCAATCACACCAAAATCTACCTGGACCGGACTTACCCATTTGAATGGGCGCCAAGTTGCGATCCTGGCTGATGGTGCGGTCCGCCCCAGTGCGATCGTTTCTGGCGGTGCTGTCACGCTCACCGCGCCGGCCACAAAGGTCGCGATCGGTCTTGCCTTCATGCATGAGATCGAGCCACTGCCCGCTGACCTCATCACGCCCGCTGGCAGCGCAACTGGCCCTTCCCGCCTGGTTGCCGTCACCTTCCGCTTGCTTGATACACCGGCGGTGAATGTAGATTTGGGCCAAGGGCCACGGGCCTTGGCGCTCAGGCGCTTCAATGTTGACCATTTCGATGCGCCACCAACCCCCTTCACCGGCGATGCAACTTTGCGCGGCATTGGCTGGCGGCGAGATCGCATCGCTCCGCTCTGGCGCATCACCGGCACAGCGCCGCTGCCGTTGACGCTGCTTTCCGTCACAACCGAAATCAGGATGAATGACTGATGGCTCAAATCGCGTCCATCGCCAGCCTCGCCCTTGCCGGCGCTTCCATGCAAAACCAGGTGAAGACCCGCAAGGTGGAAGCGCGCGCGCGTGAAGCGCAGCAGGCAGCACAGCAACAATATTTGGAAAGCCAGCAGGCCGCGCAGCAACGCGCGCGCCAGGATGTGCTGGCGCGCAGCATCGCCGCTACACGCGCGCGCTTTGCCGCCGGCGGTGTTTCGCCGGATGAGGGTTCCGCCGCCGCGCTCGTAGCCGGCATGCGCGCCGATGCTGCACAGAATGATGCGGAAAGCGCTGATCTTTTGCGCATGCGCCTGGCCGCAGGCCGCCCTTCGCTGCTCAATGCCAATGGCGATCTCCAAGGTTTTGTACGTGCCACGCAATCCTTCGGGTCCATTGCGCGCAACCTGCTTGACTGATCCACGCCCCTCTATCCGCAAGGAACCGCAATGTCCGAACACATCACCATCGGCGATGTGTCGCCACGCGCGCAGTATATCGCCAATGGCACGCAACACGTCTTCACCTTCGCCTTCCCCATCTTCAACGACAATGATCTTGAAATCCGCATCAATGGCCTGACCCAGGCCACGGGCTTCACCATTGCCGGTGCCGGCGAATCAAATGGCGGCATCGTCACCTTCCTGGAAGCGCCCGCGAATGGCGCACGCATCATGCTCCGCCGCCGCGTCATCCTGGCGCGCATGACGGATTTTCAGGAAAACAGTCTGCTCCGCGCCAGCGCCTTGAATGATGAGCTGGATTTCCAAATGGCCGCGCTGCAACAAGTGGCGAGCGATCTCAGCCAGGCCATCCGCACAGATCCCGCCGATGATGGCAATATGCTGCTGCCGCTGCGGGCCGCGCGTGGCAATAGGCTACTGGGCTTTGATTCGCTTGGTGACATAGCAATATTTGATCGTGACGGGCCGGAAATCACCCTGCCCTATCCGGGTGCAGTGCCGCGCGCGGTAGAAGACAAGCTGAATGAACGCCTTTCTGTGCGGGATTTTGGGGCGCTCGGCGATGGCGTCGCCGATGATGGACCAGCGTTGCAGGCCGCAATGAACGCCGCCGTGGTATCCGGACGCTTCCTTGAAATTGGAGAGGGTAGCTACCGCACCGGCCAACCGCTGCTGCTGGGCGGCGGCGCCGCGGGTCTTATCATGCGCGGCAGCATTCTCTACGCCGGGCCGTCTGGTCAGACCGCGCTCACCATCGGTGATGGTGGTACAGTGCGCAATGCAACCAAGCTCTACATGGGCATTCGCATCATTCGCGCCAGCATTTCAGATTGGGAGAATGAAGCCGATATCGGCCTGGTGCTGCGGAATTTCGATTCATGCCAGGTTGAAATCCGCCAAGTGGAAGGCTTCACCATCGGCATCCGCACACTTGGTGAAGAACGCGGCTTTGAGGATACCACGCTCACGCTTGGCCGCATTGTCAATAACCGCATCGGGCTTGATATTCGCACCGCGAGTGCAGGCGCCTGGAACACATCCGTGCGCTATTACGGTGGGCATTTCGCCATAGCCTCCAGCCTGCATATCACCAAGGATCGCTTTGGCGTGCGGTTTTCTGCCGCTCCTGGCGCCTATGTTGCGCATAATCGGCACATCTTTGACGCACCTGGCTTTGAATTGCAGGCGCGGAATCGCCCCATAAGCGGCATCCCTTTTTTATGTGAGGTCAATAGCCGCGCGATTTGGGCGCGTGCCATGCGCATGGAAGGCTGCAGCCCCTTTGTTGCGCGCCATACGGCCGGCGCGCAGGACCATGTTTATGAAATTGCCTGGGCCAGCCAAGCC